ACCCGATTGGTGGTCCACCTGCATCTGAACAAGGGACCACCGCACCGGATTACAATTATGCTCCTTGACGTATGTCTTTTACACAACTAAATACAGTTCCATCTGCAAGAGTAATTTGTTGGAAAATTACTGAAATAGTGCTAAGTGTGCTAATATTAGATGCTGAAGATGCTCCAATTGCATCATTATCAAGTGCTGTAATACTGGTTTTATTATTAGCGACATCTGTTGCAACACTGGCAATAGCTGAACTATTTAAAGATATATCTGCTATAAGTGAAGTAATACTAAGAGCATTACTTTGTGCTAAATTGGAAACTGCTGATATATCTGCTACTAAACTATCTGTTACTCCACTAACTGCATCACTTAATGTTGACCTTGCAGTATTAGCACTGGTAACACCAGATGCTATGGCTGAACTATTAAGTGAAGCCAGAGTTTCAATAGATGCAATACTGTCAGCTAAACTATCTGTTACTCCACTAACTGCATCACTTAATGTTGACCTTGCAGTATTAGCACTGGTAACACCAGATGCTATGGCTGAACTATTAAGAGATATATCTGCTTCACAAGAAGTAATACTATCAGCTAAGCTATCTGTTACTCCACTAACTGCATCACTTAATGCTGAACGTGCAGTTTCTACTGCATCTGATAAAGTAGAACGTGCTGTATTAGCACTGGTGACACCACTTGCGTCTGCTGCTATAAGTGAAGTAATGCTATCATTCTGATTGTCATCAACTGCTTCTACTAAATCAGAAAGTATTTTAGCTTGACTTAATAATTCACTATGTGCCGATGCCTTCACCTCTGATGTAGCACCAGATAGTGCTGATTCATAGGCCTGCAAACTCGAATGTACCTTATTGATGCTGTCGTAATTACTTTGTGCCAGATTGGATACTGCTGATACATCTTCTGCTAATGAATCTTTAGCTGCACTAATAGCATCAGATAGAAAATCTTCAAGTGAAACAACATGGCTAAGTGCACTTTCTTTAACAGCCGAAATATATACACTTAATCTTGAAATAACACTGTCATCTGCTGCTATAAGTGAAGTAATACTGTTGTTTTGATTTGAATCTACAGTTTCTACTAAATCACTAAGAACCTTAGCTTGACTTAATAGTTCACTATGAGCAGATGCTTTAACCTCAGATGTTGCATCAGACAGTATCTTTACCTGGCTTGTTATAACAGAACTAAGTGTGCTTTCCACACTGGCAATAGCCGTTGTAAGACTATCACATCGAGAATCCAGGTCAGATACGGCACTGGTCAAATCTGATACTGCCGATTCTTGCAATGTTGACAAAGCTGCACTAACAGCCGTAATGTCACCAATAAGTCCGGCTGTTGGGTAAGATTTCATAAGAATCTTACCATTTGTGCCAGACCTATTCTTAGTATCTTTTGCAAGTCCAAGGGCAACATTCGCTGCACCAGTAGCAGTACAAATATAGCTACCGTCAGTAACAGCCAAAGTAGTTGTGCCGTTTACACAATTTTGGTCAGTCCAAACTTCAATGTCTGCCCCGTTTAATTCGTAAATATTAATCCAATCACCATTAACTGCACCTTCAGATTCAGGACAGACAATACCAGCTACAAACCGAAGGTTGGCAGTTTTTGGCTTTTCTACACACAGAAATCGAGCAGGATTAAGTGTACCCAATGCAACTGAAGTACCACTCATATCAGTAGTACGGTCATGGTCATAACAAACAACATAACCGGCTTTTAATGTATCAGTTGTAGTAGTTGGTGTAAATAATACACGTTTCTTCTGCAATCGAGGTTCTGAATTATAACTAATTATCCCTTGACTCATGTTATTTTCCTCTCAAAATTTATATAGCGTGTGGCCCACGCTTACGCCAGAGGGTCAGAAAGCCCATATAAACGGGCCAAAAGTGTTCCATTAGTACCAGACCTATTAGCTAACTGCACTGTTCTCGCCACTTTAGTAGTAGTACCTTCAGTAAGAGCGAATGAACCATCGGTCGGTTCCATAAGTGCTGTGTTAGCAGAATGGTCCTCTGTACTCCATACAGGAACAATTTGCCCATATTTAGTAGGGATATAAATCTCTATCTGACGTGATGCTCCATCAGCTACAACTACACCATCATATTCCTCTGTTACAATACCAGCAAACCACAAAAGATTAGCTGTAGCTGGTTGTTCGACAGTGTATGCCTGACTGATGTCAGTTGCATCATAATCATAACAAAGAGCATATCCACCACGAAGGGTAACACTTGCACCTGTTCCATTATAAAACAGGACTTTCTTCTTTGCTACTTTTTCATTTTGATAAGTAACTTGACTCATATTTTTCTCCTTTGGGTGTTGAACCCGATTCGGGGAGTCGGGGTTGACCTAACTCCCCTTATAGGATTATGCTACTTTATGTAATACGAAACCAGACTCACGCCTGTTGGTACACAGATTATTATGAGCACCATCCAGAAAAACAGTGTAAGTAGTATGCTGGCCCCTGTCAACCATCGGTTTCTTCTCCTGCATCCAATAGCCATCATGAACCACAGGAATAAACTTCTGGAAGTTGACACAATAAAGAGGTGTATAACTTGCACTATTCAATTGTGGAATCGGTACAACAGGAAGTCTATTTACATAAACAAGACCTGTATCATCCACTTTGATATTGCCCAAAACATCTTTACCACTATGGCGGTCATCCTTTTGGTCGGCCAAATCCATTAGTTCTGCACAGGTGTTAAAATCGGTATAAATCCTTTTAGCCGCATTACGTTTTTGTGCAGGGTCATTTACAAATAACGGGGCTTTAAACTTAGTATACATAAATGCAAGCCTGAATGCTTTGAGCATTGCATTGTCCACCTTTGTATAAACAGCCGCATAATTCCGCCATTTAGCTTCAGATGAAGCATCTATACCGGCACAACTTGTACCCGTAGAACCATCCTGATAATCAATAGTGGCCCCGACAAAACCGGACGAACTATTAATAGCACCAGTACTGTCTTTAACATTGAAATAATAAGGCACACCAAGAGGATATAATTTATCACCCGAATTAGTTGGGGTTTTCCACGCTCTATCCTCAATCTTATTAGCTAATGACCAAAGACCATCGGTTCTACGAACTTTAATTAATTTAATAAAGCCCTTAGCCGAATTCTTATTCTGAAGGAGTTCAAATTCATCCCATGAATAGTTAGTGCCAATCAGACACCATGAAATTTCAATAGTCTGCAACACATCCTGTACATTCGGCTCATCAGTATCATAGAGTCTGCGGTATCGGGCATTGCCGGACTCATCCAACATAACTTTACGCTCGATTTTATTGCCACCATCAATCTCCATACGCTCATTCTGATAGATGCGACAAAATTCATAATCCTGATTGTCCCATCCAACTTCAAAATATTGCTTAGGAAGGTCATCAATAGTTATAGCAATCAAATCGGCAAGGTCATCAATATCAACAGCCATTTTTAGCTCCCAAATGCTTTAGCTAATCGTTCCCTTGTATCTGCAATAAGTTGTTCCTCTGATTTTACACCACCAGTAGTTTTTATTGGAGTCTTTTTCTTACTGGTAGGTGGTAGAGTCAAACTTTTGCTACGCTTAGAAACCTTAGCTATAATATCTTCACGAATAATTTGCTCCCTTATCGGTTCACTTACACTTAAATGAGCACGATTAAGAGCGTCTGTAACTGACAATTGTCGTCCTTGGCTTTCAGCACCAGCTAAGATATAGTCAGCCATTAGAATAACATCATAACGATGCTGTTGCTGAGACTCAGTTAAAGAATTCCAATTCTCATCGTCTTTTGCTGGTTTACCATAAAAATCCCCATAAGAATCTAAATCAGAGCCATTGAAAAACTGTTCAACTTGTTGCTGAATTACCGCTTCCTCTTGAATCTGTGCTTTAATCTCAGCTTCATTAAGTTGAGTTTGCGGTTTTTCTTTTGGGTCCTCTTTGTGTTGTGAGTCAAAAATTGCCTTTAACTGCTTCTGTTGTTGAGCAATTACTTCTACAATTGGGTCATCATCATATTTCTTGCGAAGTGCCTCAACATCAATACCTTCAAATTCAGGTTTTTTTGACTCCGCTGGCTTCTCTACTGGTTTCTGTTGCTGCTGCTGTTTGAGTCTACCAATAGAAGCGAACTCACGTGTTAATCTATTAGTATCCTCATACATTTTAGCAAACGTCCGTTTTGCTAATGCTGGATTGGTCTGATAAAGTTCCTTAATTTCTTCATCTTTCCAACCGTGATGTAATGCCGCTCGATAATAGTTATCCGGTAATGTAACTGCCGCTGAATCGGCTGCACTATCAGTCGGGGTAGAATCAACTGCACTTGATTCAACTGCACTTGACTCAACTGCTGAGTCCGCCGCTGATTCTACTACACTTGATTCTGCCGCTGAATCGGCTGCACTATCAGTCGGGGTAGGTTCATCACCAAAGACTGTTTCAAGCCGTTCTTTTGTAGCTTGCACCAATTGTTCCTCAGATATGCTTGAGTCCACCTCAGTTGTACTAACTGAAGAATCTATTGATTCACTACTGTTTGCATTACTTAACATTATTAACTCCTGTTATATAAAGCTGCCCATTTTACACATGGGGGTAGGTTTATGTCAGGGTTTTTTTCTTTTTATTTTTTGTGTATGCTTAAAAAATCCAGTTTTTTTAAGATAACTGTCATGGTCCCGATATGTATTAAATCGTAAGCGTCCATCAGAAAAAACATCTACATTAGGAAATTTTTCTCTATGCTCCTTTATCTGAGAAGGGGCAATAGCCAATGATTCAGAAACATGTGTATAGTCACCATGACTGCCAGTATTAAAATTGAATATGCGTAACATAGTTGTTCCACAAATTTTACATTTTACAGATTTCTCTTTATGCCGTATTTCTTTTGCAGAACAGATTATTTCTTCTCTACATCCACAATTGTTACATTCAAAATCGTATGCTGGCATTATTTAAACTTTCTTGATGGACTAAATTTTTTCTTTCCGGCCAAACCTAATTGTTTCTTAATTCCATGTTTCAATTTATTGTACCACGAAGGTCGTGATTTCACTCGTGTTTTTGTTTTAGAAACGGCGGCCTCTTTACGAGCTTTGGCAAACGCTTTTCCGTATGACATGCCTTGTTTCTGATACTTATCAACTAATTGTCTAAACCGTTGTCCAACTACTGCCATTACCATACCCCTTGATTAGCTGCTTGTGATTCATTCGCCCCCTCTTGAGCGAATTTATTTGCTATTTCTTGTGCCCCTGGAATATTCCTTTTCATTGGGAAGCCTTTATTCTGCTGTACCCCCTCTTGAGTATTTGCATTGGCTTTCCCCTGATTTTGTGGCCCCATCGCCATCATTAATTGTAACCGTTGTGCAAATAATTCATCAACAAATAAATCCTGCACATCCTCAAAAATGCCTAATTCCTTGGCCACTCGTGAAAGATAAGATTCAAGATTAAATGGCCGACCCATTTGCATCATAATCATAGCAGTATTAGCCGCTGCTGGTAATATATTAGTACAAAATTCCATCATGCGTTTAGACCTGATAGTTGGGTCTAATCGTGACATTGACCGCTCTACTATTTTAAAAGTAAACTCAAGAAAATCACCTTGTCGTTGTTCCGGTGTCAGTGCTAATTGAATTTCTTTATTACCCGATGTTCGTTTTGTAAGTGGTAAATTAATCAATGGGTCCGTATGAAGATACCAGGCAATCCGTTTGCTAATTTCCGCTGTTTGGTCGTAAAGGATGCTACGTGCGTCCTCAATACCAACATTTGCATTTGCCTGTAAAATCGAACTCAATGTAGCCGTTGTCTTGCTACCCTTGGTTCCAGGTGTAAGATTGCCACTAATTTGGTCAGGATTTTGGGCTAAATAATTAAACCAAATATGAAGTTGTTGTAACCATGCCGCGTTGTCTGTATTTTGTCCACCATAAGAATAAACTTTTGCATTCGTAGGATTTGCTGATGCTATAGCGTCACCATCTTTCGCATCAACAATATCCTGGGCCATATCCGCGTCCATAGGATTGTATAACAAAACATCTCTTTGATTTTCGGCTTGATTCATAGATTTTCTAAAGCTACGATTTGCCATACAGTGTAAATCATAAATTACACTCACAGGTGGAATTGGAAATGGGTTATTACGAACAGGTGGAGAAAAAGATAAATCTACATATGGACCATCTTTCGGACCAAAATAATCTGTAATTCCAATATAACCATCAGTTTGTTTTTGCGTTGGGTCAGGAATTGTTATTAAAGCATTAGCTTCTGGCACATAAAGTTCTACAACATCAACATAATCCTGAAAACTGCGGGCTTCTTCTGCCCCCATTTGCTGTTGGGTCAAACTGGCAACAGTATCTTTAGACGTAATGGCCCTTGAACTTGGCAATTCAACTACAGCATCATGGTCATATAAATCTGTATCCAACAGAATTTGACGTGGCACTGTAGTCCTATGTCCATAGAACATTGATTGATTCCAGACTTTACAAATCGGGTCAATTACAAAATCATCAAGGTCAATTAATTCAGCGTACACCTGACCAGGGTCAACATTCACATCTCCGAATTTTATCATTTGACCTTTAGCCGCCAGTCCAATTTTAATGATGCCCCAACCAAAAAATGTTGACGTGACCCATGCTCTAAGCGTCTGCTTTAATTTAATCTGTTTTTCTACCTCATTTACACCCAATCCCAATAGTTCAGCGTATTCCTTATGTGCCACATAGGGTGTAATTATCTTATTAACAGGATTTTGCATAACTAAATTTGGAACCATAGTTCTTATGCTGTGAAAAATTAAATTAATTGGTTCCTCCCCCGTTAATCCTTTTTCTTGTCTATAATAAATACCGGCGAATTCCTTTACAAACATCGCAGAGGCTCTGCGATAGTTGCTCATCCTATCAAAACCCTTTTTTACAACTAATTGTACTTTTCGTGGACTAATTGCTTCTTGCATTTTTATATCCTATTGAAATCAAATTGTTTTCGCCAGCTATTTGATTTCTTCTTAGACTTTTTAAATTGCTGAAATCTATATCCTATTGAATTTTTAGGAATAATGTCCTGCGGGAATTTTCTTTTTGGTATTTCTTTATCCAACAAGGTAAGTGCGTCAGCTATAACTATATCTCCATGTGTTTTTCTTGCTGAGTCACTTTCCTCAATCATACAAGCTGGACCAATTCCACCATTGGAATAATGAATATATTGCTTCGCCTGTTCAAGGGCTTTTATTGATGGATTATAATAACCCCCATGTGCCAACCGTTCATCATACAGGGACAACAATTCATATTTACTTTGTCTATCTGCATGAAAACCGTATTTATCAGTTTTCGTTTCTGTTAATTTTCCAGGAGTGCTTTTCCTATAAAAATAAGGATACAGCAATTGTTTTACTAATATCCTTCCAAAGTCCCATCCAGGTCCATTCATTTCCCAAATTAAAAACGGCAATCGATTAGGTCGTGCCCCACCTACCCATAAAGCCAATGCAACTGCTACATAAGCCATATCATAAGGTGGAGTATTTGCACATCGCCATTCACCAATTTTTTGCCCCGTCTCTTTGCACTTAATAGATGCTACAGATTCAGATGCCCCTTGACCTTTACTTAAATCAAAACCAATGATATAACTTTTGGTCTGGTCTGGCCGTCCTAAAATAAGATTAGTCCATATTTTCAATTTACCTTTATTGTTTTTTGTAGCCTTAACTATGTCACTGCTTTTTTTACGAATCAAATTTGGAATTGCGTTTTTAACAATCCCTTCTTTCAATGAAATATTCCATCTGCTCTTAGGTTTTTCAACAAATAAATGTATGTGTTTATCAATATTATGAATCTTAAAAAATACATCACCAGATTCTACATCTTGACGTAAAATTTCACGTGCAAGTTCCTGCGGAGAACGAACAGTTTCTTCATAGTCGAACCAGGGAGAACGAATTTCATATTCTCCCGTTTCAACCTGCTTAACATAACGTCCCCTGCCTTTATCCGGATGTTCCCAAAACGGTAGGATAAAAACCTTAATTTGCCCTGAATTCTTACGTATGCTATATTCTGTTCCTGCACCAGCAGGCGTAGAATTAATCATACGCATAAGGGCTGCATCTCTGGTTGCGGACCACATTAATTTACCATTCTCAACTTTTGCAAATTCATCAAGTAAGGCTATTAATCGCCTATCACCCGATGCTGCATGTTCTGTAGTCGATTCACCATCAATACAGCTTCCAGTTAAAATATTCAACATGTGCATTTTAGTCCTGTGCTTTTCACCAGGCTTACACATTGGAGGACACATCCATTCAGGAAGCCACCGATTTATATAATCATGTTTTTGAAACAGGGCTTTCATATTACCTGTCTGGTCTACATAATCCTGAACACGGGACATTTCAAGCAATTGACTATTAGGACGAAATAACCAAAGCCAATGAAGAAAGTCAATACACATCCAGCTTGCCCCCATATCACGAGATTTATCAATAAGAATATCAAGTGCGTGTTTCAGATGATACTCAAATGTATTAAATCCTTCATCTTGAATTTCCCAAGTGATAAATGGAACATGGGGATTTTTTGATTCAATTCTTTTTCCTGTTTCATCTACATCAAACTGATGAAATGTCCATGCAAAAGCATTAATCCAAAAGAGCAATGATTCATTGGAAGCTGCCAATAAATCATTTTGCAGAACAATGTCATTTTCTGCCCTCTGCAAAAGATTCCTACGCCATTCAATATTCTCCTGCTCATGTTTCGGAATTATAATACCTGTTTTTGGGTCTTTCCAATATCTTGGGATATTGGGAAATGGTTCTTTAAGAACAGGTTTTATTTGGTCCTCAACTGCCAGCATTTATACCACCAGCTTTACTAATCCGTTTCTTGCCTTGTTCACTAACTTTATCAGCAATAGTAGATTTCTTTTTCGTATCATCGGCCATCGCTATTTTGCCCTCTATGCGGTCGAAAAGAAGGTGCATTAGAGCCTTATCTGGTCTTGGATGAGTAGTAATTGTTTTTCCATCATCAGTTATTTCTGTTACAGGTGTACCGAGAGCAGAGGCCCATATTTTACGGGCCAATGCCTCGGCTTTTGTTGCCATTCTATCCTTACCATCTTCGCCCTTTACAAATTCAGTTTCTTCTTCGGCTATGGTTCTTAGATATTGTGACAATAATTGTCCTGCTCTTGTTTTTATTCCATGCGTTGATTTTACCTTTTTATTTTTAGCCATTATTTAAATCTCGTTTCAACATGCCAAGTTTTACTACAACTGACTTTAAAAACAGACCCATCCCTAAATTTTAACCAAAAGCTAAAAACATTTCCTGTAAAATCAATAGGAGTTATTTTTGCTTGTATGCCTGCAATTATTGTATTAATTAATTCTATGTTCATTTAAATGCTTTTTTCTTTCCTAATTTACTCATCGCAACTGCATAGGGATTAACTCCGTTTGCTCGCCCGGTTGCTTTAATTCCTGCAACTATTCGATGAAAAGCTGTCGAATGATGTTTTCCTTTACGCCCACCTTTAGGCGGTGTCAGCCCTTTGCGTGTATATATTTTTTTTATTGCTACGCTCATTTTGTTCAGTCGCTTGTCTTAATTCGTTCATTTAAAAGTCGCTGACAAATATCTGATGGAACCACAAATATCGTACCATCCCCCTCCAGTATCTCACCTATTAAAATACCAATTATTTTTTTATCCATATCAAACACAGGACAACCGGAATTCCCTGGATTACCGGCTATATCTAATTGTGTTAAATCACATTCTCCAAAAAAGCTATCTTCTCTATCAATCGCAGATACAATTCCAAGATTCACCGTCTGCTTCAATCCAAATGGTGCCCCTATAATGAACACAGGGTCACCCATTACAACCTCATTCGATGATAGAGTAGCACAGGGTAAATCCTCTAAAGTAGCCAATTGTATAATAGCACAATCATTATTAGGGTCAACTATCCAATTAACTGCTACAAATACTCGACCATCCATCAATTCAACAATAATTTCATTTGCATCTTCAACTACGTGCTTAGCAGTCAATACTAATCCTTGCTTATGGACTATAACTCCGGAGCCGCTCCATCCCCCATATCCATCATCGAATGTCGCACTGATATAAACGACTGATGACTGGACATCCCGTATTTTATTCTGTAGTTTCTCTTTCGGGATGAAGCTATAAATATTCGCAGCTATAAGGAACATAATAAAAAGTCTGCCTAATTGTTTTTTTACCATTCTAAATCTCTCCTGCACCAATCAACATATACCGTTGTAGTAGAAGCGTCCAAAGTCGAGACCACAAACAGAATCTTCTTATAACCCAACGTGTTCATCCGGAATCGACCAATCTCATCGGTAACAGTCTGAACACCAACTTGTGCCCGTATATTAGCTATATTGTGCCAAGCATCATTCGCTAATGTAAACTCATCTCCAAAGTGACCGACAGAACAGTCCTGCTTGCCCTGAAGAACCGTAAGCTGGCATACTCTCTGATAGTGGTCCGAATCACCCCGCATAGCATATACCTGAAGTACATTCGAGTCATCTTCAGCACCATCAGTGCGAACTCGTACTTCAATAGCCGCCGTACCATCATCCAGAGTTATAATCTTCTTGTTAGCGTCAGCTATGGCGTCCACAGTAGTATAATCCCTGCCATCTACGGCCAATGCACCGTTAGCTACTGTAATGCCGGTAGCCTCATTTTGCCACTCATATTGACCTTCAAATTTAGCATGATAAGCTGGTAATCCCATGATTATCTCCCAATTACTCTATTGATTTCTCGTTTTTGCACTTCCGCCCGTAGGTCTTGCTGCATCCGCACAGGGTCAGTTAATGCCTTTAATTCCTTGCGAAACTCATCAAATGGCATGTCTTTATTCTCTATTTTATTGTATATCCGTTTAATATCTGCGTCATTCATCTGCAACTCTCCGATACCCTAATCGCCAAAGGAAACTGCCGATTTCTGAAGATATGCGTTCTACCTTCGGTTCGGTCATTTGCCAATCTTCTGCGTGTAGGGCTTCATGGATTAGAGTAATTAGAACAGTTTTAGCACGTTTATCATCTAAACCGTTTGGAAGGACTATGCGGGGAAAGAGTCTTTTCTCTTTTTCTGGTTGGTCGCATCGCCCATCTATGGCCTCGAAATCCATCTTAAATCGTTTGCCGTTGAATGTATGTGTCCTAACTGCCATAGATATACTCTCCTTCTACATATACTACGAATTACTGCGAATTGTTCACGTATATGCGGAATTTTTTTCATAAATATTTGTGTTAGATGATTATCTAACAAGAAAACTGGTCCGGCTGTGGGTTCTGAGTCGGGGAGTCGGGGACTCCGGCTCTTATCGGACGAAGGGTAGTACCCGGGGGGTCAAAGGGCCGACAGAGCCAGTCCACTACATAATCAGGCGAAAAGAATGTATGTGTGTGTGTGTGTGCGGGTTCTCAGACTCCGCCACCTATCCAATAACTACTAATCCATCATCCATTACACTACCCACTATATATAGTATGCCTATATAAATACATACCACAATATATAGCGTACTATATATAGTAGGTCTATTGACTACCATACCACAAGATGTAGGGTCTGCTTGTGGCCAAAATATTAGGTCAATAAATTGACATGATAACTCCTTGTCTTATAAAGGCTTATGCATAAAGTCCTACCCAGATGACCATTTTTGCTTCATACCCTTTATATAGAGAAAATAATATTACAGAGACAAGACACCTATATTCTTATATTTCTATCTACTTAACTTATAAAAAAGTATAAGCCTTATAGACCACACTACCTAACCTACTACTATAACACGACTTAATAAGTTAATAAATTGAGTAAATAAACTGTACCAAAACCCAAAAACATTGACCAAAAGCCAGTAATTCGCGGTACTAATAGAACGAACCATTTATTTTATTATCGGAGGTTTAGCATGAAAACTTGTAGACGATGTAACAATGAATTGTCAGAGAATGAATTCAAAATGATGGAGAATGGTAAACTCAGTCCGTTTTGTAACAATTGCATTGAGAACACTGAATTTGCACCAACGCCCACTACACCACGTTCATTGCCGTTAGACAAAAAACCGCGTAAAAAATATGGTTTTAGCCATAAACTCAATCCAAGAGGAATGTCTGAGCCTTACGCTCCACAACGTGGACTATCCATTGACGAACAGAATCAGCTGTATCAGGCCCAAGATGAGCGATGTGCTATCTGCGGTCGTAAATTATACCTTCGCCTTGATTATGACCATACGACCGGACTTGCCCGCGGGTATCTGTGTATAGGGT